CAAGAGTACTATGGCGACAGAGATGAAATGGGCGCACACGCATTTAATTGTGCTTGTGAGTTGCTTGATCGTTTTGGCTACGATCCAACTGCTGTTGCTCGATACTTAGATTCGAATCAATGTCGCAGACATAAAAATTCCACTTGGAATGATTATTTAAAAGCATTTGATTGGAATCACGATCATCTAATTATACGCAGAATGAGAAATTTGATCCTGCGTAATTTGGAAAATGCCTACTACGGCAAACCATTTAAGACAACGAACCACTTGACATACTGATAACTAGACTGTATAATATAAACTTATACTGTTAATTACTGGAGTACTTATGAGCGTTTGTGCCAGCCACATTTGGAGTTTGGAAAGTCATCCAAGCCGCCTAAACAAAGAAGCAATCATTCTAGCCATTGCAGAAGAAGGCAATAAAGAATTCTTCGAAGGTTGTCGTCTTGCCCTTGATCCTATGATAACATTTGGTATCAAACAAGTTCCTGAGAAAACAGATGCGGATGGTGCTGGCTTACCTTGGGACAGTTTTACTCTCGCTCTTACTGGCTTTGTTACACGTCAAGTTACTGGTAACACAGCACGTGATGTGATTGCCGCTATGATGAAATCCGCCACTAAGAAAGAATGGAATAGTTGGTATCGACGCATCCTTATCAAAGACTTACGTTGCGGCACTAGTGAAAAAACAATCAACAAAGTAGTGGAGAAGAAGTATGCTGACTATGCTATTCCTGTATTTGGTTGTCAGCTTGCTCACGACAGTGCTAATCATGAGAGCAAGGTATCGGGTAAAAAACTTATCGAAGTTAAACTCGACGGAGTTAGAGTTATTACTATTGTACGTAGTGATGGTCGGGTGGACATGTTCAGTCGCAATGGTAAAGAACTTGCTAACTTCCCTCACATAGCACAACAGATTTCAAACGTGATCCAACTAAAAGGTTCCAGCGAAAGCATGGACGTTGTGTTGGATGGCGAGATTATGTCAAGCAGTTTCCAGGACTTGATGAAACAAGTACACCGCAAGGACAATGTAGAAGCAGGCGATGCTGTTCTTAACTTGTTTGATGTAATTCCATTAGACGATTTTGAGAAGGGTATCTACAACAAAGACCAAACTACTCGCAGTAGCATGATTAAATTTTGGGTAGAACAGAATCAAGAACAGTTGCCCAACGTGACCTACGTTGCTAATGAACTTGTAGATTTGGATACTGACGAAGGACAGACTCGTTACAAAGAAATTAATGCCAAGGCAATAGCGGGTGGCTACGAAGGTATCATGCTTAAAGATCCACTTGCTGGTTACGAGTGTAAGCGTAGTGTGGCATGGTTGAAGTTGAAGCCATTCATTGAAGTTAGTCTTACTGTAGTTGCTACAGAAGAAGGCACAGGTAAGAATGTAGGTAAGATGGGCGCACTAGTTTGTGAAGGAGTAGATGATGGCAAGGCTATTCGTGTTAATGTTGGTAGTGGCTTTACTGACACTCAGCGTGATGAGTTTTGGTCTTGTAAGGTTGATGGACAGATCGTTGAAGTACGTGCAGATGCTGTGACACAAAATCAAGACGGCACTTATAGCCTGCGTTTTCCACGCTTCAAAGGATTCCGTGGCTTTGTGTCCGGAGAGAAAATTTAAAAGGAATTTATGACTAATCCATTTAGAGATCAAGAAAAGTTTATGCGAGCCTGTGATCAAGCCGCAGGTGGCGAGTTCAATCGAGATCAGTTCGCAATGTATCTTGGACTTATTGAAGAAGAATACAAAGAGCTTCGGGAAGCTGTCAACAACAATGATCAGTTAGAAACATTGGATGCACTTATAGATATCCTGGTTGTCACTATTGGTGCTATCCATAGCACAGGAAGTGATGCTGAGGGTGCATGGAAAGAAGTTATGCAAACAAATTTTAACAAGATTGATCGAGATACTGGCAAGGTGCGTAAGCGTGAAGATGGCAAAGTATTAAAGCCAGTTGGTTGGGTGACACCCAATCTTAAACCGTTTATTAAGGAAATAAAATGAGAAGCCATTATTGGACATGTTCAAAATTTGCCGATTGGGTTCGTGGCACTGCCAAACTCAGCGCAGGTACTAGCGAAGAATGGGACGATTGGACCACTGCCGCACAGATGAAACATAATTTTCGTTATTGGCTAGCCGAAGAAGGAATTGACTATGTTCAAAAATTTGTTTATTACATACCGGACAAACTAAATGATATACGCTATTACGTTAACAATCGCTGGGTTTCTCATAGCCACGCTCTTACCGCCCATCCTCGCGACATACAGCCGGGCAGTTGGAGTGATGTGGGCAATCGCTTTCTTCCTTGTATGTTCAATGAGCTTGTGGACTTTGTTGAAATAGAACAAGCCTGGCACCACTGCATGTGGAGTGACGACGCCAAAACTGAATTTGAAGTGCCATGGTGGCGCAAGGGTTGGCTACGACTACGCACATGGCGCAGTCCAGAAGCTGGCATGCAATATCTCAAGTGGGCCAGCGGTCTTGTGGTAGACGAAAACATGGGGTCTAATCCTAGCGAAAAAGGCTACGGTGAACCGACATATCAAGCCAAAGCCGCCAAAGAAATTATCGAGCTATACACTTGGTGGACTGTGACCTATCCAAATCGTCCAGACCCTATGGAAGCCAGTGGTTGGAGTGCGTATTGCGATGCCATGCGAGTCAAGTATCCAGGCAGTTTCTTCTCCAGCCTGAACTCAAAAGATCCTGAAGATCGCAAAGCCAGTGACACAGCTCATAAACTTATGACCAAGATTGAAAAGGCTTATGAAGCAGAAGATGAAGCTATGATGATTCGTCTTATCAAGATACGTCAAAGCCTCTGGACATGATTTCAATAAAGACAACCTTAAAAAAGTACTATCGTGAATACAAGCGATTGTTACTTAAGAAAAAAAATACAATGAATAAAAATACTCTGTGTGCAGTTCCCTGGACACACCTTAACTTTGAGCCAAATGGTAAAGTAGTACCATGTTGTTTAACTAGTCACCATAATTATTTTGCAGGCGATCTTAAAACACAAAGCATTGAGGAAATCTGGAACAGTAGTAATATGAAAGATTTGCGTTTGCAGTTCCTTGCAGGCGAGGAGCCCAAAATCTGCGCCACTTGTTTCGATCGTGAAAAGATCACAGGCGAAAGTGGACGTTACTACCAAAACAAAGAATTTAAAAATGTAATCAAAATTATCCCAGAGATTACAGAGCCGGACGGAACTGTGCCTGATATGAAACTAATGTATTGGGATTTTAGATTCAGTAATCTATGCAATTACAAGTGCCGAAGTTGCGGCCCACGCTACAGTTCGTCGTGGGTTCCTGACTATAAGAAACTAGGTTGGACTATTGACGATGATGCCAAGGTTACAAACATTCAATCAGTAGAAGGTGCAACTAACTACAGCTTCCTAAAAGATCAAGTACAACATGTACAAAAGGTATATTTCGCAGGTGGTGAACCGTTGCTCATGCCCGAACATTGGCAAACACTGGACTTACTGGTTGAGAATAAAAGATTTGATGTTAAGATATCCTACAACACAAACGCATCAAGCTGGACATATGGTGGTAAAAATGCTCTAGATTATTGGCGTCAGTGGGAACCTTGGAAGATCGAAGTGTGGCCCAGTCTAGATGAGATTGGTGAGCGTGCTGAGCTGATACGAGCTGGGACAGTTTGGAAAAAAGTTGAAGCAAATTTAAAAGAATTGATCACACTTGATAATATCACAATTCGCCCAGGAATGACTATTGGTGCATGGAATGTACGCAGATTGCCGGTTATTATTGATCACTTGGTAGACATCGGTGTAGTAAGTGCTAAACACAACTATCAAAACTTTTTTATTAATCTGCTACAACACCCAGCGCACTATCATGTATCTATATTGCCCGACAATTATAGACAAGAAACTATTTCTGAATTACGGGCATGGATTGAAAAACACAATAAGAAATATAACACCATTGTTGATCATGCATTTACACACATCATTCACGAACTCGAGAAACCATTTGATTTGCAGGCTGCAAAAAAGTTTATGTGGAATACTGAAAAAGTAGATGGGATCAGAAATGAAGATTTATTTAAGGTCATACCTGAAATGACTGTGGTGAAGGATGCAGTAAATAACACATGAAAAAAATTATTAAGATAAAACAGCAAGATGAATCGTTAATGCATCTTACCTGGGTCATTAATAATATATGCCCAAACTCATGCAGTTATTGCCCAACATCTTTACATGCCGGTAAAAATCATCATTATGAATGGGAAAATGCTAAAAAGTTTTTTCAACTATTGTTTAAACGGTACCCAAATATCCACTGTAGCGTAAGTGGTGGCGAACCTAGTGTAAGCCCATTTTTTAAAGAGATTGTTGATATGTTTCATCAAGCAGGGCATACTGTTGGATTGACTAGCAATGCGGCTAAGCCGGTGGACTATTGGCGTGATATTTCCCCTAAATTAAATTTTATTTGTTTTTCA